GTTTTAATGCTCTTGATTCAGGGGGTGATAATTATTCACTTGAAGAATCAACAGCAGCAAAAGCAGTAACGTCATCAACAGATAACGCAGATAGTGCGGTATCAACATTAGCAAACTCTGGTGCTGGGGGTACAACACCGATTGACGCAGATTTCGATTTAACTACATTTAACTTACCAAGAAAAATTAAAGGTGACAGTTACGTAAATATTGCGGTTGCTGGAGATACGGGAGCATCAACAGTACTAACAGTAACTGCTATATTAAGACATTGGGACGGAAGTACAGAAATAGATCTTGCAACAAAATCAAGTGCATCAACTACAGTTGCAGCAGATTCAGTTGAAACATTCACATTCAAATTAAATGCAACGAGGTTATTCAAGAAAGGAGAAACATTAAGGTTAACAGTACAGGTTGCAGTAACTACAGGATCAAGGGACGTATGCCTTGCACACAATCCAAATGATAGTGCTGTAGCAGTAAATTTAGTTGGAGATTTTGGTGCAGGGCAGAGCAGGTTATCTTTAGCTGTACCGTTTGAATTACCAATATGAGGTTAAAATGCCAGAAACAGACATAGACAGCAGTGATTACGGAAATTTTGAAGGAACTATTGATGATTATCAGGTAGATGCAGAAAGAACAGACGGTGCAACTGGTGACGATGAAACTAGGTACCATAATGTAAATTGGACAAAATGGTTTGGGTACTACAAGAATATCCCTGAACTTAAAGCAGCTATTGATGCTAAAGCAACATGGACGATCGGTAAAGGTTTCAAGAGTAATGAGATAACGGAAATTGCTCTTAGTTCCATCACCGGCTGGGGGAAAGATACGTTTAATACTATTCTTGAGAACGCCGTAAGAACGTACCATATTGGTGGAGACGCATTCATGGAAATTATAAGAGACAATAAAGGGCAACTGATAAATTTAAAATCTCTTGACCCTGAATCTATTGTAATTGTTGCAGACAAGAAAGGTAGAGTTAGAAGGTACGAACAAGTTATGAGAGTTGAAGGTAGAAAGAAAGTAATGAATTTATGGCAACCAGATAAAATATTACACCTTGCTCGTAACAGAGTAGCTGATGAAATTCATGGTTCAAGTATGGTTGAAGCAGTTGAAGAAATTATCTTAATGAGAAATGAAGCAATGTCTGATTATAAGAAACTGTTACATAGAAACATATTCCCAGTAAAGATATTCCATTTAGATACAGATGATACTACAGAGATATCATCATTCAAGGCTAAGGCAGACTTAGCTCATACTCAGGGAGAGAACATGTATATTCCTAAAGGTGCTGTTGAAGTTGAGAACAGTGCTGTTGCTCCTAATGCGACACTCAATCCATTACCTTGGATTCAAACCCTCAATCAATACTTCTTCCAAGCAACAGGAGTTCCCCAGATAGTTGTCGGTGGATCTCAAGAAATAACTGAAGCCTCTGCAAAAATCGCCTACCTAGCTTTTGAGCAGACAATTGAAGAGGAGCAACTGTTCTTGGAAGAACAAATATTAGCTCAACTTAACTTAGAAATTGAACTGGAATTCCCTGCAAGTTTACAAAACGAACTGTTATCAGATATGAGTAAAAGTGAAACTATGCAAGCAGCAACTGAAGAAGATACGTCTGTACAGGGGGTGGGTCTAAATGCCTGATGATAAAAAGAAAAAGAAGAAGAAACTAGCTGGACCTAAAGACACTATTGATGTAGGTAAAAACGTTGCAAGGTTTAAGAGAGCTCCAGAAAGTGAAGGTAAAAGATTCTTCTCAAGACCGGGGGTAAGTGAGGCAGACCTATCAAGTAAAAGAAGTCAAGGATTCAAAGGTAGCCCAGAAAGTACAATAAAAACGGGAACTTTAGCTCAAGCTGAAAAGGCATTCAAGAAAAAAGGAGAAGCGGTGCCTAAAGGAGAAGTATTACAGGTACCTGCTCCGTTACAAAGATTAAAACCTGGATCACAACTTGGTGGAACTTTAGATCCGTTAAGAGAACAGAGGCAACAAGAATTAGAAACAGGGCAGATAGCTGTTGAACAAGAAGTACCTTTAGGAGGCAGGGGACGTTCAGTTCTTGTGGAAAATTTAAGCAGGGTTGAGGGTAGGGAAGAAGACGCAGCAAGGTTAGCTTCAATAGAACAAGAATTAGGGAGAGATTTATTACCAGAAGAGTTAAGATCATTGATTGGAACGAGTGTAGTTCCACCGGAAGAGAGGGGCACTTTAGCACCATTATTTCAAGAGCAAAGAGCAGCAGAAGGACAAAGATTAATTGAGGAAGGTTTAGCTGCAAGACAACAAGAAGAAGTTGAAGAACCGGGAAAATTAAGTTTAATCGAGAGAGCTGCAGATTTGGGGTTAGAACCTGCAGAATTAGTATCAGAGATTATAGGTAAACCTTTCAGTTCTGAACAATTAGCAAAAACAACTGGCGGGAAAATTGTAGGGTTGACAACATTAGGTGTGGGTGCATTCGCATTGGGATATGCAGCACTTAAAGGGAGTGTATTAGCAGCAGGAACAAGATTTTTTTCATCAAGAGGTTTATTCACATCATTAACAAATAATGCAGCAGGGGGAAGAATAACGCAAGCTGCATTACAATCAGCGAGAGCATTAGGTCAGACAGGTATAAGAGGAGCTATGAATACTGTTAGGGCAAGTAAAATAACAAGAATGGTTACAAATTTAAAAGTGTCATCTATGGCTAAAACAGCAATAGGATTATCATTATTTGCTACACCATTCTCATGGAACGAGAAGAATGATGCAATCACAACATTATCAATAGCACAAAGAACAGCAGCGGAAATGGGAGACATAAGAACAGTCTTAGAAATCCAGGAAGAAATGCAACAGATAAGAGACGGATTATTCACATTAAGGGGATTAACACCAATCTTAAACAATTATGATGCAACAGTTGCAAAAGGACAAGCGGCTTACAGGGCAGGATTAACATACTCAAAAACTGCAAATGAAGCATTAAGAAAAATTGAACAATATAAAACAAGATGATAAAGGTGACAGAGATGTTTGGATCAGAAGACTTATTGCTATTACTAAGTTACTGTCTAGCATTGTACCCATTATTATAGCATTGAAACAATTAAAATGTTAAAGTGGGGCGCGACTGCCCCACACCCCGCCGGGGCAATAAAAAAGAATGGTGCTGTGTAGCGCCAAAAAAGGTGATGAAAAATGACGGAAGAAAATGAAGTATTAGAAGACTCGAGTGATGTAGAGAAGAAAGAAGAAACGGAAAGACAATTAAAAGACATTGCAGAGAACCCGATGGAGAAAGCTAAGAATATGTTGAAACAAATCAAGGAAGAGAATGACAGGAAAGAAAAATTATTGTTACGTGAAGAAGAATTAAGAGCTCATGAAATGCTTGGGGGCAAATCCAGAGCAGGGAAAGAGAGTAAAGAAGAATCACCTGAAGAGTATGCTAAGAGAATCATGGCGGGTGATTTATAATGAAAGGTAAAAGAGTAAAAAAACCTAAAGACCTTGGGATAAAGATAGGCACTAAAGATCAAGTCTTGTGGGACAAAGTTAAGAGGGAAGCTAAAGAGCTTATCCAACAGTCTGAAGACAATCTTAAGATTCAAACAGCTATGTTAGAACTGGCTGAAGAAAAAATAAAACAAGAAGAGGAATTAATGAAAAATGGCAAATGAAGCAGTATTAGTCATGGAATATGAACCTCCTGTAATGTTCACTGTAGCTGATGGTACAGGAATCGAGAAAGGAGCGATCTTAAAAATGACAGATCCAATGACCGCAGTATTAGCTGACGGCGATGGAGACATAGTTGCAGGAATTGCAGCTGAAGAAAAAATTGCTAGCGATGGTAAAACCAAGTTAGCTGTATATAGAAGAGGTGTATTTAGAGTACTTGCAGGAGCAGCAGGTATCACTGTAGGACTAGCTTTAGATACTCACGCATCAACAGGAGCTACTAACGAAGTTGCAGCAGCACCGGCAGGAGCAGGACACCAATTAGGTTACGCTTTAGAAACAGCAGGCGATGCAGAAACCTTCTTAATGGAACTTAATCCACATCATTCAACATAGAGGTAATATAAAATGGCAGATAAATCAGGACAAGCCGATCTCCGTGGATTGGATGTAGACAAGTTAGCTAAAGGTTTCGCGGACGAAGCTAACATATTAAAAAACTTTGTTACCATGTCTAAGACTAAAGCAAGAGAAATTAGATGGTACCAGAAGACATCAGGTTTCTTAGACAGTACAGACACTACAGGAATCACTGCAAGCCAGCTATTCAATGTTGGTGAGAAAGCAAGACCAGTAGTTGTTGAGCAGAGTTGGACTAGGAACACTAGTTACGCAAAGAAGTTCTTTGTTGAATCTCCGACTATAAGTATGGAAGATATCAAAGACAGTGATGTTGACATCTTGGCAACTAACGTAAGAGATTTAGTAAGAGCTGTTGCACGACAAGTTGACCAAAGAATTTACGACGTACTAACTGAAGCAACTACAAGTGGAACACCTAACCCAACTAACGTTGAAACCACTGCAGCTGTAGCTGACGGATGGGACGACGCGGCAACTGGTGATCCAATTAAAGACTTGTTAATTGGTCAGAGGAAAATCAGGAACAACGGTTACGACTCAAGTCAAGCAGTTCTACTAATTCATCCAGTAGAACACCAGAACTTACTACAGTTCTTAATCAGTGTTAAAGGAAGTTCATTCCCTAACTTTGCTGGTGAGAAATTACAGAACGGAGTAGTAATGAGTTTACTTGGGAACCGAGTTGTAGTTAGCAGTAATGCAACAACTGACTATGCAGTACAGTTTGTACCTAGCAGATCAGTTACCTTTAAACAGTTCGTACCTATGACTAGCGTAGTTATGGACGACCCAGGAATTGGTAAAAAGATCAGAGTTTGGGAAGAAGGAGAAGCATTGCTTACTGACCCAAAATCAGTTCACATTATAACTGACACGGTGGTATAAACATGACATTAGAAACATGTGAAAAGTTGTTAAAGTTTTTCGAGGAGAGTGGTCAGAAGAAGAGAGCTGAAGAAATGAAAGCTCACATGGAGAAGAAGAAGAACAGCCTTCTTCGACGTGGTCTTCTAAAACCCGCTCCTAAAGCTGAAC